TCTGGGCTTACCCCCTGCAATTATAATTTTAACGGCCGAGTGGAAGATAGCAACCCTATCTTCTTAGGCCTGGGGGAGCAGAAAGGAAATACTATCAAAGGTCTGCCCCCCCTGTAATTATATTTTATTATTTATAAGTTAAATTAAAAATGAGAAAGTAATAACCGGGTCTGGCTTGGTTACTGTAAATTACGGTGAAGTAAGGACCGCTGTAATTTATCAGACCCTTTAACCGGGCCAGGTCCCACAAGAGAGGAGGTGAAAAAAGAAGATGAAAAAGCTAACTGTATTGGTGGTGGTTATGTTAGTTGCCGGTTTACTTCTTACCGGTTGTGATTTTTTTGATTGGTTGTTTCCTGATGAAAAACTAATTACTATTACCTGGTTTGAAGATGCTGAAAGATATAATGCTGACAGTTCACTCTATAATAGTTGGATTAACGATCCTCTTGGCCCTGCAACATTGATTCAGGATGATGGTGGATGGTGTTTTGCTGATATAAAAGAATACTTTAATGACCCAGATAGGGAATATTCTGGGATCGTGTTCATCGATGAAGAAGGAAAATTATCAGGTAATGCTGCATATACTCTATTCGAATTAGAGACAGAAAATACTTTTGTAGGACAGGTAGAGATAATCGTTTATGAAGATGGAACCAGTGGCACAATGGTCGGGGATTACACTCAATTTAAGTATGCTTATGCTGAAAGTGAGGAGGATCTAGCAATTCTAGATCAATATTATCCGAAGGCTGTTGAATGTGTAGAAGAAGGTAAGTGGTTTGTACAATATACCGATTATACCGCTTATCCACGTTAAATAACCATTAAGAGGAAAAGGGGCTTGAGGTCTGACAAGCCCCTCTAAATAAAGACCGAGAGGAGGTAAATTATTATGAAAAAAGCATTTTTAATTATCAGTATCTTATCAATAATTTTTTTAACCGGTTGTAATGGTTTTAATCTTAATGCATGGGTTTGCCCTGATGATCTAGAATTTGTAGAACTTATTAATAGCTTAAATACACCTGAAAAGATATGTAAATATATGGAAGGTTTTGAATGGAATATCAGTATTCATACATACAGCCCCTATCAAATGTATCTAGCTAATCTTGAAGGATGGAATGATACCGGTGATTGCGATGATTTTGCGAATTTTGCTACATGGATAGCACATCAGCATGGATACAAAGTCTATAAAATTATGATGTGGTGCAAATATACCGGGTTTTACGGTTTGCCCTTGATATTACCCCACGTTATGGGGATATATGTTGAGGGTGGTAAATATACTTATTCTAATAATTATCTTTATAACCCCTTATATGCGGATGATTTTAAATCTATAGTTCGAGATTATGAACTTACACAATACCCGGTAATATCTTACCAGGTTTATGATTATGAAAATAATAAGGTAGAAAGGGAATAAAATTATGTTTATCAGAAATATATATTTTTTAATAAAAATGGTAATTATATTAATTCTTTGTATTGGTCTATATATTTATCTATTGAGGATATCGAAATGAAAAAAATAATTATTCTAATTGAAATTATAATATTAATCTTATTAATTTATATAGCTTTACCAAAACAGGGGAATGGGGAAGAGCCTAAATATTTTATCCTGGAAGCCACCGGATACTATCCGGGGCCTGAATGTACCTATCCTTTTGACGATGGTTTTACCGCGATAGGTGATATTGCTGGTAGGGGCTGTATCGCTATTGACGATAAAACTGGACCTTTAAAAATGGGTCAAATGGTATGGGTTGAAGGTTATGGCTCCGGCAAATGTAATGATCGGGGTTCGGCAATTAAAGGCTGGAAAATTGATTTATGTTTTGATACTTATGAAGAGGCTAAAAAGTGGGGCCGGAGATTGACAAAAGTTTATTTATTGGAGGAATAAAATGAGAAAAAAGAGAGTTGGAAAATATTTAATAGGTGCTATAGCCGAATGCTACGATTGTGATTGGAGAGAAGAAGATTATATGACTGCACAAAAAGAGGCAAGAAAGCATGCAATAAAAACAGGTCATACAGTTAATATAGAGACTACATATAACCAGACATATAATCCACGAGAGGATAAATAAGATGAGCAAATATCTTGAATTTAACGTGATAGAGAAAAAACCCAAAACAAAAGTTATCGAAGTAACATCCAAACTTCATGGAGATAGACTAGGAATTATTAAATGGTTTGGAAGGTGGAGACAATATGCTTTTTTACCAGAAAATGGAACTGTCTTTAATGTAGAATGTCTCGATGAAAAAATACAGACTCCAAGAAGGGCTTGCCTGGATATGCTTCCGGTGCGGGAAAAAGATAGAAAAAGAAAGCGATATGATTTTCTATGATCATAGAATTTATCACAAGAAATGCGCTTTAACTATGTTAGAAAAAATAAAGAAAAAAGTAATCGAAAAAATAACTGGGGGTAAGAAGTGAAGATACCAATTATTATGTTTCGTAAAACTGAAGAAGAACTAAGAAAACTAGATAAAGAGAACGATATTAAACTTTTTAAGCTATTGAAGTATCTAAGAAGGCGAAATTATAAAAAGATTCAAAAAGGAAACTGTAACTAAGTGTCAAAAATAATTCTTGATTTATGCGGTGGAACTGGAGCCTGGAGTAAAAAATATAAAGAGGCTGGGTATATTGTGATAAATGTTACTTTGCCTTTTTACGATATTTTAAAAACTAAAATTATGGGAGAATATATAATTTTTAAGGGCGGAAACAAATTGCCAATCGCAGTAGAAATTAATGATATATATGGAATACTGGCCTCACCGGTTTGTACTATGTTTAGCTTAGCCAGGACCCGGGCAAAAACACCGAGAGATTTTAGGCAAGGTATGAAATTAGTTATAGCTTGCTTAAATATAATCTGGGAATGTCGTTATGATCATAAATTAGCTTTTTGGTGTTTAGAAAATCCGATGGGTATTCTAAGACAATTTTTGGGTAAACCGGTATTCACTTTTAATCCTTATGACTTCGGAGATCCTTATACAAAGAAAACTGATTTATGGGGATATTTTAATATACCAAAAAAGAATTCAATAGAACCAATTTTCTATATTTCAGCCGGCAAAAGATTCCCGCCACTCTGGGGCAAAACAGGCGGTAAAACAAAAAATAGGAAAATGTTAAGAAGCATAACCCCACTGGGATTTGCCAAAGCATTTTTTGAGGCAAATAAATGAGGTAAAACATGGATTACATAAATAAAATATTATGTGGCAATGATCTAGAGATACTTCCAAAATTACCGTCAGAATCAGTTAATTGCTGTGTATGTTCTCCTCCATACTGGGGACTTCGGGATTATGGCATTGAACCGGTTATATGGGATGGGGATAAGAATTGTAATCACGAATTTAATGAATATGATTCAAAATTATTACACAAGAATAGGCAAAATTTAGATGGTGGCACGCTAGGCAATCCAAAATATAGAGAAAATCTGCACGGCTTTGGTAGTACAAAAGCGGGGTTTTGCTCTAAATGTGGAGCCTGGCGCGGGAGTCTGGGCCTCGAGCCAACCTTTGAATTATATATAAAACATCTTTGCGATATCTTTGATGAAGTTAAAAGAGTATTAAGGAAAGATGGGGTTTGTTTCGTAAATATCGGGGATTCCTATGGCGGTAGTGGGAATGCTTCAGGACACAAAGAACATACAAGAAATTTAGGTTATAAGACTTTGGAGATGGGAGCTTCCCAGGGGAATCAAAAGACTACTAGAGGCTATGAAAAAAGCCTATTAGATATTCCCTATAGATTTTCAATAGAAATGATTAACCGGGGCTGGATCAAGAGAAATACAATTATCTGGGAAAAACCGAATTGCATGCCCTCAAGTGCAAACGACAGGTTCACTATAGATTTTGAATATCTGTTTTTCTTTACCAAAAATAATAAAGCTATATTCTGGACCAATGAGAAAACTTTAGAATGTTTAAATAAAAAGCCTTTAGGTATTAAGGGAATAGAAGGCAGAGATTGGGAGTGGCAGAAAAAAGAAAGCAGCTGGCAAAGACCAAGTAGAGATGAAACATTTAAACTTCCTTTAAGAAAAAAATCAAACTATGCAAAAGAAGGATATAAAAAAGTATCCCTCTGGACCGGTCACGATTATTGGTTTGAGCAGCAATTTGAGGAATACAAGGGACCATTAGATCGATGGGGTGGGAATAAATTAAAAGCAGTAAATAAAAGCGATTGGGATAAAGGAACAGGACAGAGTACCTACCGAGATAGGAATATGAGGCCAAACAAGCAAGGCCGAAACATGAGAGCAGTCTGGACCATTCCAACTTCACCTTACCCGGAAGCCCATTTTGCAGTATATCCGGAAGGGTTAATTGAGATACCGATTAAAGCGGGCTGCCCGGAATTTGTCTGTAAAAAATGCGGTATGGCAAGGGTAAAAATATTAGAGCCTACAGAAGAATACAAAGAATATCTCGGCAAGGGAAATTTAGAAGAACATCATGCCGGGCAAGAAACAAAAACAAAATTTAAAGTTAAAGCAAATTCAGAATATAAATCTAAAGGATATTCTGATTGTGGCTGTAATGCCGGTTTTGAATCCGGTATAGTTTTAGATCCATTCATGGGGGCCGGGACTACTGCATTAGTGGCTTTGAAACAAAGAAAAAGATTTATCGGTATTGAGATAAAACAGGAATATATTGATATGGCTAAAAAGAGGATTAAGAAGGTCCAGCCTAACTTATTTTAAACTATAAATAAACTATGGAAATACTATAAAAAATATTGGTATTTCTATAAAAAAAGGGGGTGATTAAGTGAGAACACAAGAAGAAATATTAAAGAAATTCGAAGAAAGAAAAGATAATGATACAGGCGGGTGGGAATCATTGGAATATTTATATTATTTAGATTTTGAACATGCAAAACCCTACGCGAAAGAAGGTATGACAAAAGAGGATTGGGAAGAAGGCGTAGAAAAAGAACCCGCAGAAAAGATTAAAGAGTATATGGATTTTGCCTGGGAAAAGGCTAACGATTGCCGGGGGATAAGTGCGGGCAGATCACTTATGCATATGAGAGCTTGGCTATGGCTAGATGGCCAGGATGAATTCTTAAAGAAGTGGAATAATTTAGAAAATTATGAATTCTATGGTAAACCCCAATTAAAAGCTATTTGCGAATTATACAAACCGGATTGCCGGTCCCTGCCCCTTTGACCATATTTCAGGGGAGCAGGGATATTTAAAGTGAGGTGGTGCCTTTGATTGTGATTTGATATCTCTTTGTAGTTTTATAAGAGTGCTAAAAAAGGCGGGGACAGGTAAATAGCCACAAAACCTGCCCCCGGAAAAAAGGGTGTAAATTGCTGGATTAACTGGGGAAAATGCTATATGATGTCCCCCTAAAAAATAAGGAGGTGGGAAGAGAAAAAAAATTAATACTGGGAGAATTTTAGGTCTTAGGAAAAAAGAATAAGTTATCTTAAAATAAAATAAATCAAAAAGGAGATATTAAAAAATGGAAAATTATGGTTTTTTATCAATTTTACCACCGATTATTGCAGTAGTCTTAGCGATTAAATACCGCAATGTTTTAATGGCGCTTTTTCTGGGAACTTTTCTAGGCACAGTAATTTTATCTCGCTGGAATCTTTTGACCGGATTAACTGTTTTGATTAAGGATTACATTTTTGTACAGGCTTCGGATAGTTATAACTCTAGCTTATTGGTTATGATGATCTTCATTGGCGGTTTTGTTGGAGTAATTACCCATTCCGGAGGGGCCACGGCTTTTGCTGAAAAAATTATAATCTGGATCAATAACAGGGTTAGAGCTCAATTAGCGGTTTGGATAGGTGGCCTGGTTATATTCTTCTCAGACTCTGGGAATCCACTAATTCTTGGTCCTGCATTTCAACCTATTACTGATAAACTTCGAATTAGCAGAGAAAAACTTGCCTGGCTTTTGGATAGTACTGCTTCACCTGTTTGCATTCTTATTCCTTTCATTGGATGGGGTATTTACATTATGGGACTTATCCACAAAGAATATGTTGCTCTTAATATTGTTGAATCTGAATGGACTGTCTTTATGAAAGTTATTCCATTCCAATTTTATGCTATTGGTGCTTTGGTAATGATTCCTCTTGTAGCATTTCTAGGTTTCGAATTTAGTGAAATGTACAAAGCAGAAAAAAGAACAATAGATACAGGACAACCTCTATGGCCTGATGCAAAACCTGCTCGTCCTGCTGTTTCTATCAAAGTTGAGGAAGGGGTCCAGCCTCGGGCTCCGATGATGGTTATCCCCATGATTGTTCTTCTTGTTTGTTTTTTTGGTCTGCTTATTTCTAACGGATTCCCTGCCAAAATAGTATCTGGATCTGTCTTACGGATGTCTTTGTGTACAGGCTATTTTCTTGGTGCTGTATCTTGCATATTTCTCATGATTAAATATAAAGTTAAAAACTTCAGTGAAGCATTTGATATGTATTTTGAAGGTACCAAAGAAATTGTATTTATTCTCATGATTCTTGTTTTGGCGTGGTCTCTCGGATCTATCTGTAAAGCACTTGGCACAGCCAACTACATTATTGCTCTAGCACAGGGCAATATTCCGGGATGGATGGTTCCCATGATGATGTTTATTACAGGAGCAGGAATCAGTTTTGCTACTGGTAGTTCCTGGGGAACATTTGCAATCCTTATGCCTCTTGTCATTCCAATGGCTAACGCACTCGGAGCACCTATGTATGTATCTATTGGTGCAGTTCTTAGTGGGGGGCTTTTTGGGGATCATTGCTCACCTATTTCTGATACTACACTTCTTTCATCTATGGGAGCAGCTTGTGACCATATTGATCATGTTAAGACACAATTACCTTATGCAATGACTGTAGCATTAGCGAGTGTTATTGCTTATATAGTGGCAGGATTTATGGCTTCACCAATAGTATTATTTTTTGCTATAAGTTTACTACTTCTCTTTGTTGTTGTTTTTGGAAAAATTTGGGGGAGTAAGATAAAGAATACTATTGCAATAGATCTTTTAAAAGATAAAAAAAATAATATATAAATTAGTTAAATAGAAGTGAGGAGAGGAAAGATATTCCTCTCCTCACCAATAAAATGAATAGAAAGGAGTTAAATTATTATGAAAAAAATTCTTATTTTTGGAGCAGGTCGGATAGCACGTCCCTGCGTACAATATCTTTTAAAATATCCCGATTATAATGTTACTGTAGTAGATAAAAATTCGCAAAATGTTAACCGTGTAGTAAATGGGCACCCTAGGGGAACAATAATAGTAGATGATGCTACCTCGGGAGCAAAAAAACTTATTGATAAGGTTAAACCAGATATAATTATAAATCTTCTTCCAAGTCAATTTATGGTTTATATTGCTAAACTTTGTATCGAATCTCAGATTTCAATGATTCATCCATCTTATATAACTCAAGAAATGCAAAACCTCGATGAATCGACTCACAAGGCAGGTGTGCTTATCCTATGTGAACTTGGATTAGATCCAGGAATAGATCATATGTCTGCTGCGAGAACTATTAAGATGATTCACAATAAAGGTGGACTGGTGGAGTCTTTTTGGTCTTGTTGTGGGGCTCTTCCCTCTCTCCAAGCTAATACTAATCCATTTGGATATAAGCTTTCTTGGGCTCCTAGTCGTCTGGTAGGGGCAGGTAAGCGCGAAGCAAGATTCTTAAGAAATGGTAAAGAAGTTATCTTACCTTCGGGAAAAACTTTCCATTATCCCAATTTTATTCACATTAGAGATCTTGGATGGTTCGAGGAGTATGCTAATGCAAACTCTTTCCCGTATATCAAGCTCTATGATATACCTGAAGCAAAAAACGTTTATCGAGGGACAATACGTTATATTGGTTGGAGTGAGACAATATCTAAAATGCTCGATATGGGACTTTTTGAAGAAGATTATTGGGAGTTAGAAAACCTTTCATATAAGAAATTTACACGCCGACTCATTGGAGCACCCAAAGAATGCGATATTGAAGAGGCATTAAGGAAATTTCTTAATTTAGAGCCTTACACAGCAGTTTTACATCGGATTAAATGGCTTGGTCTTCTTTCCGATGAGTATATTCCATTAAAGAAAGGTAGTCCAAGAGATGTGATTTTGTATCTTTTCTTAGAAAAGTTGAATTACGAAAAAGGAGAACAAGACCTTGTTATTATGGAACACCGCTATGTTGCCTTTTTCCCTAAAAATCAAAAACGTGTCCGCTATACTTCTACATTAATTAATTACGGTATCCCAGATAACGATTCCTCCGTTGCTCGTACTACAGGAATTCCACCTGCTATTGGTGCAAAACTTATCCTTCAAGGTAAAGTTACCGCAACTGGAGTTCAAGCTCCAGTTCTTCCAGAGATTTATAATTCCTGTTTAGATGAGCTTGAAAAAGAAGGTATCTTGCTTAAAGAAAGAGAAGAATTTCTTTCGTAATTATATTAATAGAAAGAATTTAATGTAATTAGGTTTTAAATTCCCGCGGTTGCGGGAAAAAATATCTAAAAGGAATTGATTCCCGGCGGTCCGGCTTTCTCTCCAGAGTTCTCCGGATTGCCGGTCCCTGCCCCTTTGACCATATTTCACCGGATTGCCGGTCCCTGCCCCTTTGACCATATTTCAGGGGAGCAGGGATATTTAAAGTGAGGTGGTGCCTTTGATTGTGATTTGATATCTCTTTGTAGTTTTATAAGAGTGCTTAAAGTGGCGGGGGCAGGTTTTTGTGGCTATTTTACCTGTCCCCGGAAAAAAATGTAATAAAAATGTTAACAGAAAAGGTAATTAAATGAAAAATAAAGGGTGGACAAAATGGACAAAATTATATAGAGCACAATTCATTCACTGGATATCAGAAAGAAAGCCCTGGTGTGATGGTTATGCCTGGTGTTATCTTTGTTCGAGGGCTAATCATAAAGAAGGGATAATCAATGTCAGAAACGAATACATTGAGGTCAAAAGGGGGCAATTCTTAACCTCGAAACTTAAATTACAAAAAATTTTCGGGTGGACATACAAAAGGACATCATCTTACTTAAAAGCCCTCGAAAATGACAAAATGTGTACTATCAGAACGACTAACAGATTTATCATTATAACCATTGTAAACTATGACCTTTACCAATCTAAAGAGGAACAGAGGGTAGAACAGAAGGTAGAACGACCGCCCGAACAGGGGTTGAACAGAGGTAGAGCGGGGCAACACAAACAAGAATGTATTAAGAATGATTTAAGAATGAAAAAGAAATTAAGCGATTCAGAAATTAAAAAAAATAAAGAGAATGTTACTAAGAGTAAAAATTTATTTTTGGATATTGTTAAGAATAAGGAAAGGAGAAAATAAACCATGAAACCTAAAGTTAATATCAAATCTAATTTTTCCAAAAGTATTGTTGAAAGGGTATTCGATGAGTCTGAATTTATGCTAAGAAATAACACAACTTTAAAAATTACCGCGTTAAAATTTAAAGTTTCTATAACTACAGTTTGGCGGGATATGAGAAAAAGATTACCACTTATAAACCCGGATAGATATGAAGATATAGATTATTTTATCAATTCTCATAAAGGAATAAGTGAAGAAAAAGCAATAGATAATCAAGGAGATATAGATGATGATTTTGAAGAACGTTCAGAAGGTATTGAAAAATTCGGCGGTAGGCCGTCAAAAGGAAGGTGATTAAATGAGTAAATTAAGTCATCTAAAAAAGAGAAAATGGTTAAAAAATAGACGGAGAGAGAAGGAGATAAAAAAACAGCATAATTATGAAGCAAAAACCCACAAAGGAACCAGTAAATTCGATCTTCAAGAAAATATTAGAAGAGCTGAAAGAAAGGAAAAAGAAGAAAAATTAAAAATAAAAAAGATGGAGGGAATGTTTAAATGAGAATTTATAAAGGAAGAAGGTTAAATCCAGAAGAAGGAACTCTTTCTAATGTCATGGTCACCGTCAATAGTGAACCATTAAAACATAAGGTATATCACAGCCCCGATGGTTTTAATTGGGGGTATGGTGGTTCGGGTCCGGCAGATTTGGCTCGTAGTATTTTATGGGATCATTTGGGAAAAGAACCATCGCACAGTTTATATCAGGATTTTAAATTTAGCTTTGTATCGGGATGGAAAGATACTTGGGAGATCACTTCGGAAGAAATTCAGAATTGGATAGATAAAAGAGGAGATGATTAAATGAGTTTAAGATGGGGAAACGAAAAAATTAAAGGATTTAGCAGTCCAGTTAAAAAAGCAGAAGAGGTTAACGATTGGGCATGGTGGGCTTTGTTTGCAGCAGTAATAATTATGGAAGTTTTAGTAATATTAAAAATGTCGGGGAAGATTTAGTTATGAAGATCGGTTTATTTGATATCGATTCAAAATACCACAATTTAGCCTTAATGAAACTGTCTGCCCACCATAAGCAAAAAGGTGATAAAGTAGAATTCTATAATCCCCTATGGGGTTATACCTACAACATAATTTACTGCTCTAAGATATTCAGGAAGAACCACAAGAACGATGGCTATATAAGAAAGAGAATGATTTGCGGTGGATCGGGTTTTGAATATTTAACATTATTGCCCAAATATATAGAGCATATAAAACCTGATTATGATTTATATAATCTTAAATATTCTCTAGGCTTCACTACCCGGGGCTGTATCAGAAATTGCAAATTTTGCATAGTACCGGAGAAGGAAGGAAAAATCAGAGAGCACGCAGAAGTGGAAGAATTTTTAAATCCTAAATCTAACATAGTGGTTTTATTAGATAATAATTTTCTGGCCTTACCTTCTCATATTAAGAAATTACAAAAGTATATTGATAAGGGCTGGCGAATGGATTTTAACCAGGGATTAGATGCCTGGCTTATAAATAAAGAAAATGCCAAGCTGTTGGCCAAGATAAAATATAAAGAAATGATAAGATTTGCCTGGGATAATATTAAAGATGAAACCGAGATAATAAAAGGATTAGAATTTATTATTAAGGCAGGGATCAGGCCAAGAAATATAACTGTATATGTCCTGATCGGTTTTGACACTACATTCGAAGAAGATCTTTACAGAATACAAAGGCTAAGAGATATTAAGGATGAACGAGGATTTATTAAGGCTTATGTCATGAATTATAATAATACATTAAAAACCAGAAAATATAAAGATTTTATGAGGTGGGTAAACAACCCCTGGATATTCAAATCTTGCACCTGGGAGGAATATAAAAAATGGAAGTAGCTAAAGGCGGTTACCGGGAAGATCTAAAACAATATTTCCGGAGCAAAATGGAAGCGAACATCGCGAGATATTTTAATTTAAGAGAGTGCAAATGGAAGTATGAACCTATTGAATATTTCTTTAGTAAAATAAAAAGGGGCCAAAGATATTATAAACCAGATTTCGTAATATATTACCTGGATGACCATTTCTTAATCGAGGTTAAAGGATTTTTTAGGCGAAATGATAAAACGAAACTAAGGAGATTCAGAAAATACTATCCGGAAGAATTTGCCAGGTTAAAATTTATAATACCGGATAAATATTCAAGATCAAAAGCTAATGGAGAAATGATAAAATTTTTATGCGATGATCTGGGAATAAATTTTGAGGAAATAATAAGTTATAAAGAAATGGAAAAATATAGCAAGTTAATTCCCGGATGGGAATAATTGACTAATGAGGGCAAGCGATATAAAATGAAAAGGATAGAAGTAAGATGTAAGGGGACAATTATAGATAAATATGGTAATAAAAGACCCTGTAATAGAAGATTCTTTATAGGGGCTCCAGGATTTGATATATATGGAAAACCAAAAATATTAGAACTTAAATGTCCAAAATGTGGAGCTATTAATATTATCACAAGTGAGATTGAGGAAAAGGTGGTTGTGAGGTTAAAAAATAAATAAAGGAGAGTAAAAATGTCTAAAGAAAAAGTTAATAAAAATGTAGATGAAGAGATAAAAAAGAGAGGGAAATTACCTATAATAGGTACTTGTAAATTTGAAGGGAAAGAATACATTACTCATGTTATTGGAGGAGATTTCATAGATAGCCCTGAATATAAAGAAATAAGAGAACTTGAAAAAAATACAGGATTTGGGTTTATAGAAAACTCCGAAATTATTAAAAAACGATTAAATAAGCCGATTAATAAAGAAGAAATAATTGCATCTTTAAATCCTCTCGCAAAGAAAATGTATCAGGAAATGATAGAAATTATGCCAGATGGAATTAATTATAATTTACTAAAGTGTGAATTTGAAAATAAGAAAATGAAGATTTATGAAGATTTTGCCGAAAGAACAGGAGAAAGAACATAAAATAGATAATATATTGGAGTACATTAGAAGTTAAAATTAAAATAGAGGAGAAAGTTGAATAAAAGGTGGTGGTGAAATTAAAGGAATAAAATTAAAAATAAATAAAAAATTGGGGGTTTAAAAATGAAAGATGAGGGAATGAGAAAAATCATAGGAGATCTAAAAAATATTACCAAAATTGAAAAAATGACCTATTTTGAGTATGGTATATTGAAATGCCTAAATAATATTAATGATAATTTAGATGATATAAGACTTATCTTAAGAGATTTAAAAAATCATATAACATATAGTAAAAAAGAAAAGTAAGATTAAAGGATTAATTAAAAATATAATAAAATTTAGAGCTACTAGATAGCCAGATTGAAAGAGCAGAAATTGCTTTTTTGGCCTGGCTATTTTTTTTGAAAGGAGAATATATGCAAAAATTAAAATGGCATACGGAACAAAGAATAATCAATGACTTAATACCATATAAAGAAAATCCCAGAACTATGAATGCAAAACAAAAACACGACCTAGAGGAAAGTTTGAAAAGATTTAATCTTATGTCTATCCCGGTAATTAATACCGATAATACTATCATATCAGGCCACCAAAGAATGAAAATACTGCAGCTATTAGGCCGGGGAAAAGAGGAAATTGATGTAAGGGCCCCAAATAGGAAGCTGACTAAAAAGGAATTTAAAGAAGCAAATTTGAGGGAAAACAAGAATTTAGCAGGATGGGATTTTGATGTATTGGCCACTTTTGATGAGGAATTATTATTAGATGTGGGATTTACCGAAGAAGAATTGGAAGATACAACATTCGAGGCTACAGAGGATATAGAAAAAGAGGAAGATATAAGGGAATATAAAAGGGTCCATATATTAATTTCCGTAAACGTAGATTCTTATGACGAGATAAATCAGGAATTAGAAATAATAAAAAACAAAATAATAGGAAAAGGCGAATATGAACAGACGGCAAATTAAAACAGACAATTCCTATTTAAATACTAAAATAAATTTAAGAATGAATCACCTACCGGATAAAAAAAGCATAAAAGTGCTCGATTGCTTTGCTGGCCGGTCAAAGATATGGAAAGAAATACAAAGAAGATCATTTAGAAATATAAACGTAATAGGGATTGATAGAATATCTTACGGTAGCACATTAAAAGGCGATAATGTAAAATATCTCAAGGGAATGGATTTAGATAAATATGATATAATAGACCTGGATGCTTATGGGATTCCCTTTAAACAACTGGAAGTAATATTCAAAAAAAAATACAGGGGAATATTATTTATAACCTTTATTCAAAGTATATTCGGCAGATTACCTGTAAGAATGTTAACGAAGATAGGATACACAAGAAACATGATCAGGAAATGCCCTACTATATTTAACCGGAATGGGATAGAGAAATTTAAACAGTATCTGGCGATGAACGGTGTTAAAAAGATAATAATAATTAATAAAAATAATAAAAAATATATATACATTCCGTCTGTAACCGTTGCGAAATAAGACTTTCCGTGATATAATAATAAAAAAGAAGGTTAAAATATGAGTGATATAATATATATACCGAGAGGGAAAGCAAGGGAATACAGCCCCTATTCCTTAAATATTTATAACGGATGTGATCATAACTGCAAATACTGCTATGTAAAAGCTATGCCATATTACAAAAAAGTATCTAATGAGGAAATAAAACCGCGAGAGAATATATTAGAAAAATTAGAAAAACAATTAAAAAAACAAGAAATAACCGAACAGGTACTCTTATGCTTTGTGGGTGATCCTTACTGCAGGGCAGATACACAATACCAAACGACAAGGGAAATATTAAAGATATTACTGAAATACGATATACCAACCGCAATATTATCTAAAGGCGGTAAAAGAATTTTAAGGGATATGGATCTATTTAAAAAATTCAAAAAAATTAAGATTGGTGCAAGTCTAACCTTGATAGATCCTAAAGATAGCCTATATTACGAACCTGGGGCGTCTCTACCTTCTGAAAGAATGGAAACCCTAAGGATTATACACGAAGAAAATATAAAGACTTGGGCAAGCTTTGAACCGGTAATAAAGCCTAAAATTACCTTAGAATTACTGGAATTAACCAAAGGATATATTGATCAATACAAAGTAGGCAAAATGAATCACTATCAACTACCATATCAAATAGACTGGCGCGGCTTTGGTAATACAATAACAAAAAGATTAATTGACTTTAAAGCAAATTTCTATATCAAAAAAGATTTATATAAATATATGAATATAAAATTGGATGATAGGTATATTGATCAGGACTATTTAACGCTTAAAAAACCTAGGATAAAAATAATGCCGGAAGAAACAAAGGTATTACAACCTACATTATTTTAACAAAAAAGATTAGATTTTAAACAATTAAATATTATAGAGCTCCATTTATAGAGGGCCATTTAAAGAAGCGATAGCTTCTTAGGTGGCCCTTTTTTTATTTTGAAAGGTAGGGGAAAAAATTGAAATTAGCATTTTTCGGTAGCCGCTCATTAAAAATAAGGAAAAAAGAAGTATTAAAAATAATAGAAATGGAGATTAAAAAACACAACCCGGGAATGGTTATAACTTCCGGCGCCCCTGATGGTGTATGTAAATTAGTAAAATATTATTGTATAAATAATGGAATTACATTGAAGCTATATAATTTAGATTTTAAAAGACATGCTAGGGGAGCATTCCAACATAGGAGCATATCAACAATAGAAGATTCCGATTATGTTATTTTAATACACGATGGAAAAAGTAAAGGAACAAAGAATGAATTTAACCTAGTGAGAAGATTCGGTAAGCTATATACTTATCACTTAATAAAGATACAGAAGGAAAATATCGATGCAAATATCGACCAATTCGACATAGGAAATAACCTAAATGAATTAAATAATACGGAAGAAGTTTTAAATATATGAAAGAGAAACTTAAACATATCGAAGCCTTTGAATATTTTTATAGTATGGGCGGAGCGGCCATTATTAAAAATTGCAGAAAAGTTGCATTAAAGTTTCATATATCCGAGAGAACTTTTTGGAACTGGTATAAAAAATTTAACTGGAAAGAAAGGGTGGATCAAAGGAATATTGAGAACGCTAAATCTCTTGGAAAGAAAACCGACAAAGCGGTAGTTAATACAAAGGCTAATTACCGGGCCGAAATTAAGACTCAATTAAATATAATAAAGGCCATCCTAAATAATGTTATTAAAGATTTTAAAGCAAATAATATAATCGATGTGAATAATACAGGCCAATTAAAGGATATAGTTAATTGTTATGAAAAACTGGGTAAACTCGACCTGCTTATGATGGGGGAGGCGGACGAAACAAAAGATTTGAATATTAAAGTGGAATTTACCGAATGAATGTTAATATACAAATTTCTAAAAAAATATTTAATAAAGTTTATATCCCATACCTGGATAATAATACTAGGACACAAATATTTTTCGGTGGATCTTCTGCTGGAAAATCTGTATTTATTTCTCAAAGGTGCGTAATTGACCTTTTAGAAGGTGGCAGAAATTATCTTGTAATAAGGAATACGGCAAATACCCTGCGGACCTCGGTATTCAATGAAATTAGGAAAGTTATATTAGAATTTAATTTAGAAAAATTATTCAAAATTAACAAAACAGAAATGACTATAACCTGTATTACCGGATATCAAATTCTTTTTAGGGGGCTAGATGATGCTGAAAAACTTAAATCAATAATACCGGAAAAGGGCGTTATTACCGATATCATAGTGGAGGAAGCAACCGAGACAAAAAGAGATGATATTAAGCAATTATACAAAAGATTAAGAGGTAGATCTAAAGTATTAAAACGTATGACTTTATGTTTCAATCCTATTATCCGGAGCCACTGGATATTTAAAGAATACTTCCAAAACTGGGTAGAAGGGGAATTTGAATATCATGATGAAAGGTTATCGATTCTAAAGACAACCTATAAGGATAATAAATTCCTAGAACAAGACGATATAGACGAATTAGAAAATGAGCAAGATCCATATTATAGAGAAGTTTATACCTTAGGAAACTGGGGAATTTTAGGGGATCTGATATTTACTAATTGGAAAATTGAGGATCTTTCCGGGATTAAAAATACTTTCGGTACTTACTATAACGGTCTGGATTTTGGCTATTCGAATGACCCGACAGCGGCAGGGAGACAGGCTATAAAGGGGAAGAAATTATATATCCTGGAAGAGATAATTTACGAGTTAGGCCTGACCAATAATCTTATAGCAAATAAGTTAAAACCTACAATAAACAAAGAGTACATAAGATGTGATAACGAACCTAAATCAATAGCAGAATTAAGAGGATACGGCATAGAAGCCCTAGCGGCCAAGAAAGGTCCGGGAAGTGTCAATTTTGGTATTCAATACATGAGACAATTCGAAATTATAATTGACAGGAAATGCCAGAATGCAATTAATGAAATTCAACTATACCAGTGGAAGAAGAATAAAGACGGGATAGCCATTAATGAACCGGTGGATAAAAATAATCATTTTATCCTTAACGACAGGATTTTCGAGAAGAAAGAAGAAAAACCTTATACCGCCCAGGAACTAGGAATATTTTAAAAGTAGATAAAGAGGGCAAAGTCCTATAACAGGAATTACGTATAGTAATAAAGGAAAGGAGATCATTATGAATATAAAAGAGATTTTAGAAAAGTATGAAAGCGATTTTTCAAAGTTAACAACCATTCTGTGTAAAGACCCGGTAGAACGAAAAGTCGAGACTTACGAAAAGCAGTACGAAGGAGAACATGATATCCTCGATAGGCCAGTAAAGACCATTGGAAAAGGAGCAACGCTAAAGACAATTGCCCAGGCTAAACTGGTTATCCGATATCAAAAGAAAATTGTTAATATGGCAGTATCCTTCTTATTCGGTGAACCTGCCAAGCTAATATTGAATAACAAAGAGGATAAATACCAGGAAACTTTTGACTTGATAAATAACGTCTGGGACAAAAACAAATTAGATTATTTCAATAAAAAACTAGCACGCCGGCTATTTGTGGAAACGAAGGTGGCCGAGCTTTGGTATGTAATAATTGATAGCGATAATGTAAAACATATCAAGGTGGTCCTGTTATGTGATAAGAATGGCGATGAGATATATGCCCATTTTGACAATAACGGCGATCTGGATACCTTCACGAGACGGTATAAACTAGAAAGTGCAGATGAAAAGACTTATGAGCATGTAGATATTTATACTGCTGAAAATTTCATTTTCGGAATAAAAAAGGAAGCCTGGCAAGTAGAGAAGAAAGATAATCTATATGGCAAGATCCCCGTTATATACTATGCGCAGGCCGAACCGGAATGGGCAGACGTACAAAGCGAAATTGATAGGGTAGAAATGTTGATTAGCAAATTTGCCGATACTAACGATTACTTTGGAGCACCTATAATAAAATTAAAAGGCAAAATAAAAAACCCACCAGAAAAAGGAGAAATAGGCAAGACATTACAGTTTGAAGGCGAAGTTGGAGCAGAAGGCAAAATAGAATATGGCGATGCCGATTATTTAACTTGGAAGCATGCACCGGAAGCCACTGAATTAGAATATAAGACCTTAAAAGATATCATATACTCCCTAACCTCTACACCTGATTTATCCTTCAATAACGTACAAGGCCTGACAAAGACATCAGGCGAAGCTCTCAAATTCCTTTTCATGGATTCGATCCTAAAAGCAAAAGACAAAGAGGAAATATTCGGAGAGGGATTGACCAGAAGAATAAATTTATTAAAAGCAATATTATCAGTAACCGATGTGAAATCTAAAAAGAGTTTAGAGGAGTTGGATGTATCAATTCAATTCGGGGAAGTTCTACCACAAAGCATAACGGAAATGATAAAGTCTTTATCGGTGGCCCGCGGAGGGGAAGCGATAATGAGCCAGGACGAAGCTGTCAGAAGAAGATATCAAAAGAATGGAAAAAGAAAATAGCGAAACAGCAAAATTAGGAGAATCTTATGAAGCTTAAAAGAATGAATCTTGGCATAGTGGGTTGTGGAGTTATCGGTGAAAGCCTTGCCAAATTGTTAGAAGATATGGGGCATTTTGTTCAACGATATGATCCAGCTAAATTGCTCGGTTGCGATATAACTTTGTGCGAAATTGTTTTTATTTGTGTACCCACCAAAGCCGACATGATATTTGAAGATGTCAAGATGGCGGTAAATTATATAACCTCTAAAAACAAAAAAGGAATTATTGCTATAAGATCTACCATTATACCGGGGATGACTGATAAGTTTATAAAAAAATATAAGAGAGAATTTGTATATCTGCCTGAATTCTTGCGGGAGCGGACAGCATTTTTAAATGAAATCTGCCCTGACAAAATAATTATAGGGGCCAGAAAAAGAGAAACAGGCGAAATATTTAAAGAATTATTTAAACCGGTGGTAGACAATAAAAATAAAATAATAATGATGAGTCCGGTAGAAGCGGAAATATTAAAGGTATCTCTGAATAGCTTATATACCGTAAAAGTAGTATTCGGTAATGAGTTATACGATATATGCCAAAAATACGGGGCAGATTATTATAAATTATTTGAGGCTTTTAAATTAGACAAATATATTAACGCAATGCACCTTGATCCATTATTCGATGGTTACCGGGGAGCAGGGGGCAAATGTCTTTCCAAAGATATCAAATTTCTGATCAGGGCAGCAAGGAAAAAGGGAATTATACCCAGAGTAACGATAATGGCCGATAAAGAAAATATGAATTTATTGGAGAAAGGGACCTTGAATGGGGATTGAAGAGCAATTTGAAAACAGGAATATGCTGGACATAATCAGGCACAATAGGAAAATCGAAGCAGTATTGAACCAAGCGTCTAAGGATTTAGCAATGAAAACCGCTATCTTTGAATTGAGAAACCCGACTAAAATATCCCAGGGCTCTTTCTACAAAATAAACAAAGGAATAGAAAAACAAATAGATGTAATCTTGAATAAACTTAATAGAGATATCCGGGTCAATATACAAGAAGGGATTATAAGCCATTGGGATATGGCTAATTTAAAGAATAATAAATTAGTGGGTAACTGGACAGACGGAATAAAATTAAGCGGATATGACATACCCATATCGTTTAATCAACTAAACCTGATGGCGCTGGATACTTTCCTTGCCCGGACCGCAGCCGGAATGAATTTGAGCGAAAGAGTCTGGAATCTGACCAAAGGAGCAAAAGATCAATTGGAACTTTATCTCGCTTCGGGTATATCTACCGGGAGAAGTGCGGCAGAGATTGCAGGGGATATTAAACAATATTTGAATGAGCCGAACAGGTTATTCAGAAGGGTAAGGCAAGAGGAAAGACTTGTCCTGAGCAAGGCGGCCAGAGGCTACCATCCGGGAGCGGGAATTTACAGGAGTTCTTACATTTATCAGCTTCCCATCCCCGGCTTGATATGTGTGATGATCTGGCTGGCAAATACCCGAAGGGCTTTATATTCATGACCTGGCATGTAGGCTGTTTATGCTATACAACCTCAATCATGCTAAATGAAAAAGATTCGCTTAAATTCATGAAAACCGGGAAGATCTCCAAATCGAAGTATATTTCGAGGATTCCCAAAAAGGCGGCGAACTGGATAAAAGCAAATTCTTCTAAAATAGCAGGATATAAGAATACACCATATTTTATAAGAGATAACTTTACGGCGGACTTTAAGCTAAAAGATAGCGTAACACAAATAACCATGCCCAAAATCGGGATTACTGAGCCGGCCAGGCCTGGATTTATACCCACAAAGGTAACCGGAAGAGAAAAACATTAATGGAAATAAAGAAATTTAACAAAAAATATGCTGATGCAAAAATAGAACATTGCATTGCAGTCGATAGAGAAGGAAATATAATATTTAAAAAATCCGGCACCAGAAATTATGTAAATTTCACAGCAACAGATTTTGATCAAATGAATGTTGATAATATGCTGTTTACGCATAATCATCCTTCCGGGAGCAGTTTTTCCGGTGATGATCTCAATATGCTGGGAGCGTACAAAAGAGGGACTGAAGTGAGGGCAGTAGGGACGAAATATGAATATAGTGTTAAAATAATAAATAATGCAAAATTCCCAGGTTCCGGGGCCGAAGTAAAAAATCTTTACAAAATAGAAAATAGCATATTACAGAATAAATATCAGACGATTTATGAAAGGGAGCGCGCTAGGTTAATAAATACTGGAGTTGATTATAACGAAGCGATAAGATTTGCAACAGAAGCGACAAGTCAAAAGCATACCCATGAGGCAATGGAAATATTTGCCAAAAAATATGGCATAGAATATAAAAGGTGGTTGAATAAATAATGGCCAAAAGAAAAAAAGATAAAAACAAAAATCCTTATTTAAAACCTGATGGCAGTCTGGAGCTTATTGAAAAATTTTCAGGTGTTGATTTTATGATTTACGAAGAGGAGAGAATTAAGAAAAAAAAGGGGAGGAATAAAATGCCATTAATGAAGTGTAGAAAAGATGATAAACCAGGCTGGAAATATGGGGATAGCGGAACTTGTTATACCTATAAAGCTGGCAATGAAAAATCCGAAGCAGCAGCAAAATTAAAAGCTATCAAACAGGGGATTGCGATCAGTAGAGAATCAGGCGAAAAATTCGAAACATAATGAAAGGAGTAATAAATGAAAAAGATAGGTTTTATATGCCTGGCAGGACTTGACCAATTTATAGATCCAATAATCAAAGGACTATCAGGCGATTATACCATAAGGAAATTTATAATCAGGACCCAACAGGAAATATATAATGCGATCGACTGGGCTGATATTGTCTGGCTGGAATGGTGTAATCAGACGGCCATCATAGGGACGAATTACGAGGGGATCAAGGGTAAAAAGATTATAATCAGGCTTCACAGCTACGAGATATTTACGGATTTTCCTAAACAGATCAATTGGCCTGTGGTAGATAAACTGATTCTGGTAGCCCCTCATATCAGGGAAATTCTGAAAATATTTATCCCGGATATTGAAAAGAAAGTTAAAATAGAAATCATTTTTAATGGGATTGACCTGAATTCTACCCATTGGAAGAAAATGCAACCCGGATATAATATAGCTTGGGTTGGATTCATTAACTACAAAAAGAATCCCCAGATGGCCTTGCAGATACTGAAGAAATTAACTGAGGGACTATACAATACTGATAAAAGATATATGCTGCACGTAGCCGGTTCCTTCCAGGATTCGAGATATAAAATATACCTGGAATATATGATCAAGGAAATGGGGCTGCAGGATAATGTAAAATTCTACGGCTGGATCGATGATATGCGAGGATTTTGGGAAGATAAAAATTACCTGCTTCATACATCGATACATGAAAGTTTTGGATATGGAATTTTTGAGGCCATGGCCAGGGGAATCAAACCGGTGATCCATAATTTTAGAGGGGCCAAAGAATTATATCCCAAAAAGGCTATTTTCAATACCATTGATGAGGCAGCCAATAAAATAATGAGTAAAGAATATAATAGCGGTAAATATAGGAATTGGATTATCGGCAAGGGCTGGACACTTAAAAATCAGTTAAAACAAATTAAAGATATTATAAAAGGGGATTAGGATGCCATCAGGTAGGCCCAATATAATCAGTCCGGTAATTGATTTAATAATGAAAATCAATCCGGATTCTATCCTTGACGTAGGCTCCGGTTTCGGGAAATGGGGTTTTTTGTTAAGGGAATATCTCGAAGTCTGGCAAGGCCGGTTATATCCGGAAGAGTGGAAAAAACGGATAGACGCAATAGAAATTTTTGAAGGATATATAAAACTACCCTGGTATACTATAATTTATAATAATATTTATAACCAGGACATAACTAAAAACGATGGAATATTAGCGAATTATGATCTGGTATTATTCATGGATGTTGTCGAACATATAGAAAAAGAAAAAGGACTTGAAATACTCAAGAAAGCCAAGCATTGGATAGTATCGACCCCCAATTATGTAAGTGGACAGGGCACAATGTTTGACAACGAATATGAAGCCCATATAAGCGAATGGGCACAAAATGACTTTAAAAAAAGTGTAATTATAGGCGGTAAATGGATAATAGGCTACCAGTTACCTTAAGAATGTAAAGATACAAGAAGAGAGGCACTCCACGGTTGAATTTAGGGTATCCTGGAGGATTAAAGAAGTAAATTTGTAAAAATTAAAGAAAGTGTTATAATAAAAATAAATAAACAGAGCTCCATTTTTAGAGAGCCAATCTAAAAAGACTTTATTATCGAGTCTTTTTGAGTTGGCTCTTTTTTTTATGCAGGAATAATTAAATTAGGAGTATATGAAAGAATGCCGGAAACAGAAAAAGAAAGACAGAAAAAATGGGAAATTGC